TGCTGCCCTCTTCAGTTCTTTGGTCTTTGCACGGTACTTGGCCTTGATAGCCTTGATTTCTTCGACGGTGTACTTGCACGCCTCATGAGGCCCTTCAATCCACTCAACCTTCTCAGCACCAATACGCAGCACAAGGCGGATTCGGTACTCGACCGCGTTACCGGATAGATTCCGATTGCACTTCACGCACTGGCGGTGAATGTTCAGCGGCTCGAAGCGGAGCTCTGGGCAGGCGCCAACCGAACGATAGTGCCCAGCATCCCAGCGACTGCCAGTGATCAGGTCGTGGTCGCTCGGCAGCGAGTCGCAGCTGATGCACGGCAAATGAGCGTCACGCAGGCGGACGTACTCGTTTATCGCGGCTTGGGCTTCGCGCAGGTGTTCCGCCCTGCTCTTCAGCTTCTCCTTGCGTACTCTGATCTCGCGGCGCTCGCGCTGGTCGATGGCCTTGCGGGCCTTCTCATGATTCGCCGGTGCATGAGCCAAGGCGCACTTCGGGCTGCATACCACCTGCGTGGTGTTGAACATTGGTGAAAATTTCTCGCCGCAGGCTTTGCACGTCTTCTGCTTCACATCCTTGATCGCAGTCCTCATGCCGCCTCCTTGCTCAGCAGATCGCCGAACACGACGCCCTGGCCAGTGAAGTACGCAGCCATGCGATCTGTGTACTTGATGCCCTGGGCGCGATTGAACAGGCTGGTCACCGGGAATCCGTCAGGCCCGAACAGCTTGCAGCCGCCCATCATGGCCAGCTTCATTTCGTAAGGCAGATGGCGCATGACTCGATACCACTCCGCCTGAAACCCGGCATCCTCATTCAGAAGGATCTGCACGCCGAAGTGCAGCTTGCAGTACCGACGGGCGTCGGCCTCATCACCGATCTGGGTCATCTCGGAAATGCGCTTGTACATCGCGAACCACAGGGCGTTTTGATCGAGTGTGCGGTCCTTACCCGGGCGCAGCGACACGACCACGAATTTCTTGTCGCGAAACATCGCACTGAGCTTCGTGATGGCCTCGGTGAGCCTGGCCTGGCAGTTGACGCTGATCTTGTCGGTCATTGCGTCGCCCTCTTCTCTTCCAGTTCCTGGGTCTGCTGGACCAGCATCGCGCGGCGCTCCGCCAATTCATTGGCCGCTTCAATACGCATTTCGTCCTTCCTTTCGGCAGCTGCTGTCCGCATTTCCAGCATCGACTCCTTCACCAGAGCGAGTTTTTCCCGCAGCTTCGGAGCCGGCCGGGTTACTACGCCGGTGATCAGACCCGCCAGGGCTCGACCATCCTCGGTGATCGGCTCAACGCTCAAGTCCGCCAGGTACTTCTGGCCGCGTTCCTGGGGGATGCGCTGCATCTGCACCGCCCGGGTGACGGCCTGAATACGTCGGTTGGCGTCGAACCCCACAGAGACATGCCAGTTCACGGGTTTCTCGTCTTCTCGGGCTTGCCCTACGAACCTTTGGTACGCATCGATGAACGCCATGCGCGCACCGATTTTGTCGCCCGCATCGAGGACCGGCTTTGCAGCAGCCAACGCAAGCTGGATCTCGTCGGTCAGCACCACAGTCTCGAACTCATCGTTGGTGGCCATTGCAATCGCCCAGGCCTCATCCTTGCCCGGACGACCGTCGGCGGCCTGAACACGCTGCAGAATGTCGGCCATGGCCAGCTTGCCTTTCACTTCAAAGCGGCAGGCTTTCAGTGCGGCCTTGACGACAGCCACGGAGTAAGCGCAGAGATCTTCAGCCATCATCGCCGCAGTGCCTGGGTTCATCTCCTGGCCCATGGCCTCAGCGGTGGCGCAGATGGCTGCTGCCAGCCCGGCCACCTGTTGGTCATTCATCTCAAAGGTATTCATTGCGTGCCCCCGACTGGCGCTTGGCCAGAACCATTTGCGCTGCTTGCTCCGCTGCGGAGACGTTCGCCTCAGTGCGCTCCATCTGCCGGGCGGTTGTCCCGTTGATGCGCTGACCAGTCACCCACTGGGTGTGGTAGCTCTCGGCGTTGGCCAGCAGCTCGTTGAGGCTGTGGCACTTGCGCAGGACAGCGGCGTCGCTGGTTTTCAGGAAGTGCGCGGCGACGTGGTGGGCGACATCGACGCCGAGGCGGTCGACGAGTTGTCCGAGCTGGCCACCGACCTTGGCGTTCCACACCGGCCAGGTGCTGTAGCGTTTGCGGTAGGCCATGGCGTAGTTCGCCCAGACCTTGAAGGTTTTGCAGGACTGGTCCTTGGGGCCTGGCATGTCGGCGGGAATCTCGACCCGTGGGGTATCGGCGCGGTCGACCACCAGAACCAAGCCGCGGGACTGAGCCGGCACGACCACGGCGGGAGCCGGGGGTGCAATTGGTTCAATGACCGGTTCTATGACTGGTTCAAGAGAGTTACTGATTCTGGGTGCAGCTGCTGCACTACCCCCTGGTGCAGGAGATTCACTAGGGGGTGAACCCGCTGCACTACCCTGGTGAATCTGCTGCACTACCCCTGGTGCAGGAGGTGCACCACCATCGAGGGTGAGGAAGTAAACGTTCGACGAGTTACCCTTCGGGCCACCCTTACGGATTTCCTTACGCAACAATCCCGCTTCACACAGGGCTGTGATGTGGTTCATGACAGAGCGCTTGCTGATCTCGCACTGATCGGCGATGTGCTGATAGGACGGCCAGCACTCGCCTACGTCGCTGGCGTTGTCGGCAAGCTTGATCAGCACCAGCTTGCGCAATGGATTGCCGACGCGAAGCTTCATCGCGGCGACCATAAGGCCCATGCTCATGCTGCACCTCCGGCGAAGGCGCGAAAATCAATCGTCTGCACGCCTTTCCAGCTATTGCAGGACATGCAAAGGGTTTGAAGGTTGCCCAATGAGGCTTCTCCGCCCTGACTTTCAGGAATGACGTGATCAGCCCTCAAGCGCATCAGCACCGAGCAGCCGCAGCGCAGGCAAGCGTGACCGTCGCGGGCGAACACTTGAGCGCGCAGACCGGAAGGTATTGGTTTCTTTTTCGTCCTGCGCCGAGGTGGGAGGACTGGGGGTTGGTAAGCGGTGACGTGGCCCATACGGTTCGGGTTCCACTCACAGCCTTTTTCGGTGAGTCGGAATGCCTCAGGACGCAGCTCAATCAAACCGGCCTCTTCCAGGGCCTTCAGCATGCGGTAAGCGGTATCTGGCTTGTCGGTGAGCAGCGGCAGCTCCTCAAAAATCTTGGCCTTGCTCAGCGCGAAGAAGATCCCGTCATCAGTTTTGATTGGCTTGGTCCAGCTCGGGCAGCCGTAGACAAAGGCGAACAGCAAGGCCTGCTGCGAGTTCAGCCCCCACTCCAGCGCCTTCACCTGATTGATCGTGACGGTATATTGCATGTCAGGTATTCCTGACCAGATAAGAAAGCGCAGAGGTACGCGACACGTTTTCAGAACTCACAAAACGTGTCGTGACATCATTCGAGGTATTGCTTGAATTGGGTTGGCTCTGCATAATCGGCCTCATCAAGTGGTAGTGAATTAGCCGGGGCGCAATCCCGGCTTTTTTGTGCCTGAAATTCAGGCGACCTTCACCGACGCATCCATCACATCCAGGCTCTGGCGAACGTGATTGATCTCTTGGCGGATCAGGGATTTCTCGAAAGTGCTGACGTGGTTGTCATCAAGTGCTTGGTGAACAGCTATGGTCAGGTCCGCCACTTCCTTGCCGACATTGATCAGGGACCTGGTGAGCGCTTGCGGCTCCGGCGGCGACTTGGATACCAGGTCAAACCCGAATTCATTCGCAAGCGCCAGCAGTGGGCGCATATCACCGGTGTGCAGCAGGATCCCGAACAGATGCTCCACGGTCAGGTGGTGAGCTTCGTTGTCCGGGTTGGCTCGCTGGAGCAGTCCTACATGCGCAACCCCCATCTTTGCCGCCAAGGCTTTGGCCTCGTTGTCCAGAACAGCGCTTTGGCAGGCCCGCAGAAAATCTTCCATTCGTAAAACCTCACAACTGTTTCCGTGGTGGCATTACGCCTACAAGGCGATGATCTGTTCACCAACTGATCAGGGACTTGCCCATGACCAATCAATCCGAATTACAAGGCGAGATAGCCGCCCTTTGCTGCTTGGTGGTCGCCTTGGCTTCCACCCTCCCCCTGTCGTCTCAACTCCGGCTTTGGCCTGCGTTTGAGCGGGTTGCCGGTCCGCTAAGGGGGCAGCTTGGTCGTGAAGGGCTGCGAGGGTTTGAGCGGGCGACTGCTTCGCTAAATTCGCAGCGAGCTGTGGTTTAGGCGGCGGACTTCTTTGGGTGAGCTTCCGAGAGCAGCCAAGACGGCTCGAACGGTT